CCATTGACCACTCTTAGCATTACGCATACGCTCATCAGTAAGATTAGATAGAGAGATAAGGGCTGACCTGCGTACACCACCTACAACTACAACCTCAGCAATCTTACACATCATACGGTGACACTCATAGCTTGTGAGCTTACGCCCACCTGCTTCGTTAAAGATGTTAGTAGCAAAGTTAAACAAATCGAGTAGAGGTTCAGGACCACTAGCCCTACCACCGAATGTCTGTAGTCTAGCACCCTTAGGTCTTACCTTAGAGAAGTCCCACTTAGGCATCTCACCATCATACAAATAAGTAATCAGTTTACGGAAAGCTGATTGCCATCCTTCTTTGCTATCTTGTACGACAATCACATCTTCTACATCTACCATAGTCTCAGGAACATCAGGTAGTTTATTGACGTGTTGTCTCTCTACGCTGAACCCTACGCCAGTACCGTGCATCAATATAAATAGACACTCATCAAATGCTTTCGGGTGGTCTACACTAAGGTAGGCACAGTTGTACCCTGCTATATTATTCTTAGCAAGAGCCGGACCTGCGGTCATCAATGCTCTCATACTAGGCATAACTTCTAAGTTACATACTGCTTCCTCAAGTATCTTCCTAGTCTTAGGTACTAACTCTTGGTTTGTATTTTCTTTTAGATGCTCCTCCATAAAGTCAAAGTATCTAGCTACAGTTTCTTTCCAAGTCTCTCTCCGCTTCTTCTCAGGTAGCCACCTAGCGTACCTGCTAAGTGCAATAAAGTTTTGGTAATCGTTTGGTAATTGGTTCACTATTCATCCTCCATAGGTTCGATTTCGATGTTTACCATTTTCTTTCCATCGTCATCTAAGTAAGTATTATATTTAAGTCTTCCCTCTCTGTGCATAAGTATAGCATCAGTTATTCCTCTGTCATAACAGCGTGACCCGTGTCTCCAGATTATTACTGCTCCTAGTGACAGCAGTGCTACTGTTAATAACATAAAGCTCTCAGTCGTTATCGTCAACATCTTCAAACTCCTTTCTCTTGTCCATTAATTTATCCTCGAACTCGTGTAAGATATCTTCTGTTGTTATATCTAATACCTCACACAGAGTACAAGGGTCTAGTCCTACATTAACTATTCTTTCTTTTAGTTCATTTAAAGTTAGAGCCATACTGACCTCCCTCGTGTTCTATAAGTTTATCTAAGAACCATCTAGCTTTCTTGAGGTCTTCTACTCCATTCTTGTATCTCCATCTGCATATATACTTCGTAACAGATGCGGTTAGGTAATCCATATTTTGGTCTAAGATAAAATCTATGACCTCAATATTACCCTGCTTATAATGATTTGGATTTATGTTATCTTCGTCCATTTCTTAAGCTCCTTTATTTCTTTAGTTGAAAAAATTTTAATATTATACTTATCACACCACTGTCGATAAGTAATCTTATTACCCTTGGCTACCTTAGAGTCTGGTCGTGGCATTAAGAAGATTAAATCCTTACCTTCAAAACTTAATTGTTCAGCAATTGATTTATACTTCTGTCTGTCACCACTCCTAAAGAACCCTTTGACTTCTATATGATACTTACCCTTAACAAAGTCAGGGGTGTAGTTCTTTCGTATCGTATAGGCAATCCTACAAGGCTCATACTTCCACTCTTTGCCTAGTGCTTCCGCACACTCCTTCTCTAACTTAGACCGAAACTTTGTTGCCATCTTTGTCCACCTCTATAACATTAGGTAAGTTTACAACCTGTGTTAAGTATCTAGGTCCATTAGAATAAAGGAAAGTTCTAAGGTCATCACCCCAACAAGTGTGTTTATAAGAGCAGTAACTACATCCAGTATCTAGTTTCATATTACCAGACTTACCGTCGGCTACAACTTCATAACATCTTTGAGGTGGTGTCTTTGATTTAACTATATTCTTTATGTTCTTGATTCTCTCAGGAGCAGAGAAGAAGTTTAGCTTAGACCAATACCATTGTGACTCGTCTTGCATATCATACTTAAGATATGTAAGGTGTCCGTTAGTCTTGTCCATAACCAACCAACCAAACTTTGTCTCACCTTCTGCGTGAGCATAGCCTTTTATTTGGTCGACATATCCAAACGAATCGTTGTCTATTAACGAGCCATCCTTGAACTTCTTAAAGCCATAAGGTGATGACGATTTAACATCTGTCAGTACACCATCAATCTTACAGTCCATAGAGCCTTTGATACCATCTACCTCTACTTGCTTCTGTTCATCTGTAACATCGTGACCGGCAAGTTTAGTAAGAGCTAGTATCATCTCTTCAATCAAGTGACCATAAAGAAACTTGATTCTAGTGTGAGGCATAAGTTCCTCGCCCTCATATCCATTATAAGAATACCACAACTGTCTATCCTTCTTACCTATGTTAGACATACGGAGCTTTCGTCTATCGAACTTACTCTCTGTGATATTGTTTCTAAGTATCTGTTTGACATTCTCACCGAAGTCATTTATTACTTGTTCGACAGGCACACCTTCTGGAATATCCTTGGTGTCAATCATACGATATATGTCGCTTACTAGAGTATCTGTACTCATTGTACTTTCTCCTTGGTTAAATAAAATAAAACTTTCTGTATTGATTCTACTGTATCGCCTAAGATACCTATAGACCTATTACATTTGTTACATAGCACACCCCTGAACTGCATATTCTGGTGGTCGTGGTCATAACAAAGTTTATCTTTGCTACCACACACTTCACACTTGTCACTGCTTGCCATTCTTTCTTGATATTTTTCATAGGTTGTACCATATACTTTTTCTGCATAATGCTTTCTTCTTTTGCGCAGTATAGAATCACCGTTTTTAGCTCGCCACTTATTTTCTCTTTTGTTCTCACACTTGTAGCATAAGTTTCTTCTACCGTGGGTGTGTCTACTACATTTTACAAATAGATTTAATTCTTCCTCAGTGTTTGCAGTAAGATTACAATCTTTACAAGTTCTTAGTGCGTTTGTTGCCACGTTTCACCTACCTTGTATTCACCGTCCAATGGACAGTTTAAGTTAAAAGATTTACCTGCTTTGATGATAGCTCCTACCGCTAAACCACCGAAGAAATCAGCTTGGTCATCTCTGACCTCACACTGAAACTCATCGTGTACATTGAGTACAAACTTATAATCTATATTGTACTGCTTTGCATACTGGTCTAGTAACACCAACGCTTTCTTCATAACAACTGCACCTGCACTCTGCAATAGAGTATTCAGTGCTGAATGTTCTGAGCGTATGTGTAGCTTTCTACCATCTAGTCCTGTTACCCACCCCTTCTTACTGGAGTCTGTAACCTTACTACGCAAGTGTTTTAATGCGGGAGTATTATCAAGAAAGTTCTTCTTAAGTATACGACCACGCTTAGCACCACCTCCTGCTACCTCGCCAATCTTACTGTCACCTGCTCCGTAAAGGAAAGCATAGATAAAAGTCTTGGCTTGGTCTCTAGTCTGTAGTCCTGCTGACTTCTGATTAGCACTGTGTATATCACCGTTGAGTATCTCATTAGTATATGCTTCATCATTCATATAGTGGGCGAGCATTCTAAGTTCTAGTCCACTAGCATCACAACCCACTAGCTTGTATCCCTCAGGTACAGTCCACAAGTTACGACAGTCAGCTCCATATCCACCCTCAAAACCCCACAAAACCTTTCCGTCTTTTCCGTGCTTAGTCGCAGGGACTTGAGCACAGTTAGGTTTGGAGTGTGTCATCCTACCAGTCACCGCACCGCAAGGGTTTACCTTACCGTGTACTCGACCAGTACGCTCATCGACAGCTTCAACCCAACTCTTCACCATAGCTATACGCTTGGTCAGTGTCAGATAATCTACAATCAATTGAGCTTCCGGTATCTTTACAGATTTAAGTACCTTCTCATCTACGATAGGGTTGCCCTTCTCAGTAAATGATTTAGGTTTCCAACCGAAGTGCTGTAGATACTTAGCTATCTGTTGCCTTGAGCCTAAGTTAAACTCAGGGTAATCATAGTATCCCCACTTATCATCTTCATAGTGTGCACCCTTGTCTAGCTGAGCTTGATACCTTTTAGATATACTACCGTCCTTGTTGTGAGTCTTATCACCGGGATGTGGTAAGTCTACCCACACAGGTAGAGGTTTAAATCTCTCGTGCACCTCGTCCTCTATGTCTAGTACCTTCTCCTTCATCTCAGCGAGCAGTTCATAAGCACGCTCCTCATTGAGTATCATACCGTTGTCGGTCTGCTCTCTAATAATATCAGCAGTCTTATGTTCTATATCTACAGCAACATTGTTGACACCGGTGTCACGATTTAAGTGATGATATAAAGTCTTAGTCACTCGTACATCTTGCTGACAATACTGTAACATATCGTGGCTATACTCTTCCCAACCACCTTGATAGTCATCCTTATAATCACCTAGTCTCTCACCCCAAGCCCTTAGAGAGTGACCTCCATCAAGGCTAGGGTTGTGTAGTCTACTAAGAACGAGAGTGTCCCGTAGATTAAAATCCCAATCCATCCCAGTAATCCTACGCAGAACAGGAACATCAAAATTAATAATGTTGTGTCCCACAAGAGTGTCGACATCTTCTGATGCCAACCATTTCCGAAAAAGTCCATTGGCTTCTCCTCCTATAAAATTGTAAACAGTAGACTCACCATTATCTAGCATCGCACAAATGCAATGTACTTTGGTAGCGTTGAGTCCATCAGTTTCTATGTCAAAAAAAGCTGTGTTCATCATCTACCTCCGATAATCTTCCGGTGTCACTGTCATACTGTAGCTTACAAGCGGGACCAGTCAGACCTGAGAACCTATTCTTTATCACACGCAGAGTAGTTTGGTTGCGAATGATAGGGTCATCGTCCTGTTGATTACGCTCTAAGCCTATTACAATGTCAGATAACTGTGCAATTGCTGCGGAACCTCGAAGCTCTGAGAGGCTCACCTGTCCACCTTCTTCGTGAGCCTTACCTTGAGGTCTCCTGAGATGAGATATAAGGAATAAGCCTATGCCAGTCTCCTGTACTATCTTGCGGAGCTTGGTCATAATAGCATCAATAGCCTTGCGCTCATCGAGAGAGCCATCTTGCTCGCTTACAACAATAGATAAGTGGTCGAGTATAATCCACTTACAATCATAACCCTTAGCATAATTTCTAATTACATTAAGTAATGAGTCCTCTTCAATACTGCCCCAATGATTGTGTATGTATACATTCTTATCGCCGACAGCTTTCTGCCATAGTGCTTTCTTCTCTTCTTGACTCAGCTCTCTTTCATACTGAGGGATATGGATAGGAGCATTGGCTTCGATAGACATCAGACCCTTAACACTACGAGCAACTGACTCTTCCAAGTGAATAATAGCCACGCTATCGTCAGTGGTATTAAGTAAGTATGCTTCTAGTTCCTTAACGATACTGGTCTTACCCATACCTGAGCCACTTGTGATAGTAACCAACTCCTTCTCTCTAAATCCATAGGTTAGTTTGTTAAGACCCTTCCAAGGATAGTCCACAGTTAATGAGTCCTCTTCTTCCATTAAGAACTCCCAAGTATCCTTACCTCTAACAACACCTGCAGGACTGTAAGGCTCGGAAGACCACCAAGCATTGGTAAACTCTTTAACCTTTCCGTTCACTAGCATATCACTAGCGTCCTTCATAGGTAGCTTACATATCTTGAGCTTGCCGACAGATATAATATCTTGGCAGGCTTTCACAGCATCGAACCCGGCTTGGTCTTGGTCGAAACACAAGACAACATTATCAAAAGACTCTATGTATTCTAGATTCTCTTTGATATCTCGTGACGCAGAAGACGCCCCATTCTTTAGGGACACCACCTGCCACTTGCCATCGAACATTTCTGAAATCGAGAGGGCGTCAATTTCGCCTTCACAGATAGTCAGATACTTACCACCGGAGCGGTTAGCATTCTGTCCGAATAGCCCGGAGCCTTTGTTGGTTCCTATTATTTGAAAGTCTTTAGTCGCGACAGTTCTCTCTTTATATCCGAGTAGCCTGTTGCTCTCGTTAGAGTCGTAGTATGGATAGTAATGTTTATCTATCTTACCGGTCTTGTCGTAACTAACAGTCACACCAAACTTCGATGTGATTTTAGATGATATGCGTCTCTCTTTAATTGACGCATTAGATACACCTCTCGGTGTTATTGTTTGCATAGGCATTTGCTCCTCTATAAAATTGTTGACACCGGTGTCATCTTTTTGGTAATGACCACAGGCATTGCAATAACCGTGACCGTCTGAATAGACAGCCAAGTTATCACCTGACCTATCCCCACCCGTCTCACGACAGGCAGGGCAAGGCTTATGTTCTACAAATGTAGAGGGGTTATGCGAAGAACTCACTTGTCTCAGAGTCTTGTGACTTGTACCCTTCGGTACGCTTGTTGACCTTGACTGCTGTCAAGTAAGTGGCAACACCGTGAGTAGGGTGCTCTTGTCCTGCTTTCCATAGTACCTCAACGACAGACTCAGCACCAAAATCGTGACCGATTGCTTCGCCATCTGCAGTTTTAATCATCTCAAAAGACAGTGGATATTTAGTAGAGAATTTGCGAGCCCTATAAGACCCTCCATCCTCTGTCTGAATAGTACGGACTTTGACACCTGCATCTTCCAGTGCCTTAACTTCTTTGTCATCAACTGCGACAGTAAGTGTGTACTTACCAGTATCTTCACCGTTGAATTTTTCCGTGCTGTCTAGATAGACATACTTTGCTATACCTTTAGTTATCATAGTTATACCTCGAGACCTGTAGAAAAAACTTAGACTAGTAGGTCTCATAGACTAGTCTAAGGATAAAGATTAACTAAAGTGATAATCATTATAGTTATCACTTTAATTAATATCTATAGTAATATTTTATAGTATTCAAGATGAAGAGTCAATAGACAAATCTTCTTTATTTATAACTTCATCATCATCTAAAAAAGAATAAGGATTAGAATGGTATCGACAGACACCACACAAATCTAAGAATTGTTTTCTATCTGACGGGTCTCTTGCCTTAGCCTCCCATTCAGTGAGTAAGGTATCACAACATTTACATCGCATTACATACCTCCATAATTTGAGAAGTCATCTTCACTGAGGATATCTTTGTTCTCATAAGAAACTTCTACACCTTCGTCATTAATCTTGACACCGGTGTCATCTTTTTCATCGTGTCTTCCAACAGACCAACCATTCTTCATAGCATATATGTATGCGTCAGTCTGAGTAACATTGTCTAGCATACAATTGCCTTCTCCGTCAGTCACAAAGTACAGTAGTTTAGTGTCTTCATATATCTGTGCCAGTCTACTTATCAGTGGTTTTTTGTGCATTTGATTGCTCCTCTATGATTTCTAATAGTAATTTAATTTTCTCCTCAAGACGGTCATTCTCACGCTTGAGGTCTCTGTTGATTTGTAACGCCTGTTTGTAGGCATTCTGATTGTTGTTAGGGTTTGTCATTTCGTGCTCCACCCGTCTTGTTTAAGTTGTTTGATTTCTGCAAAAAGCTCATTAATCTGCTCTTGCATATCAACCATTATAGCAAGATATGTGTCAGGTTCAATAGCGTAGGGATAATTTTCTACACTTAATCTACCATCATCATCAAAAATTTCCTTGCCTATTCTGTGTCTGATGTCAAAAAATGACTCGACTTGCTCGTCAAAGTCCCTAACATCGCTTGAATATATACTTACTTCCATATTATCTCCTAAAAATTGACTGTTAGTTCGACACCTTGGTCAACTAAAGTCTGTAAATGTTTGAGCTTGCGTCTATAAACACGAGCCAAATCTAAATTGTCATCAAAATCTGCATCTTGGTAGAGCCTAGTAACTTTTCTAAGCTCTACCGCAGTGTCAATCAACTGAACTTCTTTCAAGGGAGTCCAATCCCTGCCTGAATTACTCTTCATCGCGTTGATACTCACAATATGGACAGATTGACTCGTATACTACATATTCCATAATATCTCCTATATTAAAACGGGTTGGACATACATTGCTATATTAAATTTCTTTAAGACAGCAATCTCATTATCATCTATGGGTCTACGACTGTCAACCCATACAGCACTACACCAGTCAGAAGTCATAAACTTCTCACCGTGCACTTCTTGTTCGTCTAAGTCACCGAAGTATTGAGTTAAGATATCCTTGTTATCAGTATCTTCGTCGCACAACGCGTACCAATCAAACTCTGCTTCGCCTTGACGTTCAGTTATTCTTGCTAATTCCATAAGACCTCCTAGTCTATTAAGTCCATATAGGCTTCTACATTGTTCTCAATGAACCAATTCTTGCCCTTGTTGAAGTCTTTATATAACTTCCTAGCTTCTACTAAGTCTCCCATCGTACCAAGCTCTATATGGTCGTGATAAGACTGCATAGTATGGTCATAGATAGCCAATTCTACTGGATTTAATAAGACCTTAACCCCTGAGTAAGGGTTCTGCCTAGTCTCCTTCTCAGGAGCGAGCCACATATGGGCTCCGAATGGTAGCTTTTCTATGTCATAGCCCCAAGATTTGTATAAATCCTCGCGTTTTACTTGCATTTCTTGCTGTGTCATATGTCCTCCTTGGACTTTGATTGTAAATCGTTTTGTGCTGTACATACTAGATGTTGAATCCAGTCTGTATCGAAGAAAATATTATCTCCTCTCTCAGCTTCTTCTATGGTAGCAAACCAAATCTCTTCGGTCATTTCACCGTCCCCGTTGAATTGCTCCATATCAGCCCAGTCAATGATAATCTCATCGTTTGGGTGATAATATCTTTGCAACTGTTTTATTGCTTCTTTAACTTGCATAAGACCTCCTAGTCTTTTCTATTGTAAAGAGTATGGACTCTGCTTAAGAGAGCCCATAGTTTTTACAATTACTGCTTCATATTAACTCCTATATAGTTTGTAATAACGTCTTTTGTAATTGAGACCTAGTCCCATATTGTCATAAAAGACACCATACCTATCAAATGAAACACGCTTGTAGGTTTTGATTCTAAACTTAAATCCTAACACATTGAAATGATAGAACTTATTCTTAGGGGTTGCACTGTCCCTATACAGTTTTCTTACTCTTGCTTTCATAAGACCTCCTAGTCTCATAGTTATAATAAATGTTGACACCGGTGTCACGATTGTTTCTTAATTCGTTTCCACGCTTGCCAAGTAATACTTTGTAAATGCAATGGTGTCAGTCCCAATGTTTCAGATGTCATTATATAGCATTCCTCAAGGAAAGTATACACCGCACTAGAAATTGATTGCTCTTTATCTGTCGCGGTTCGACCTATTGCAATTGCTATAGCGTGCCGGTCTACGGTGACACCACCACCTGAAGGGTAAACCATATTCAAATAAAATCTTTTCGTTTTATCACCGTTTAAAATCTTGAGTATCTCATCATCATAATAAACATTTTCTTCCTTAAAGACCTCGTCTCTTTGTGAGTCCATTGGATGCCCGCTTCCTGAATATTGCAAGTTTAAAATATCCAGAGCTTTTTGCTTATTTCGTTGCATATGTCCGCAATCGCCTGAGTATATTAAATCGACTGCTAAGTCCTTGTTTTTACTCCATTCTTTGAGAGGTGACAGAGCTGATACGATACCCAAAACTTGACGCTTGGAGACCTCGCGCCCGGTATAGTTAAATAAAAATTCTGATACCTGAGACCCAAAGACGTTTGCTTCTTTGTACCAGTCGTTTTTCTCGGACTCCAAACTAACATTATAAACTTTCATAATATTATTTTTAATCTTTGTCCGGCTATAGTGTTTATCACCGATTTTAATTGTTTTCATAATATAGCTATCCTATGTTGTATTGTGAGCGTCCCATATTTTCGATTCTAGGGGACTTTTTAATGTTAGCAAGGCTTACCCCTTACTCAACATAAAGCCAATGATACTTGATTGATTGTGTTAGTCAATAGGTGTGCTAATGTTGACACCGGTGTCAGGAATTGCAGACAAAAAAAACCCGCCGATTAAGGCGGGCTCTTTGTGTTGCTCTGGTGTTAAAACTTCATTACATATGTATTTAACTGTTGTGAAGCTTCTTTCATCTGCTCTTCATAAACCTTACGTCCCTCTTCGGCTAGTCCCTTTTCGTTGGCTTCAATCCAATCTCCAATTATCTCTACTAGGGACTTTTCTTCTTTCTCAGGTGTAGGCTCGATGTCTAGCAAGAACTCTTTATATTTGCCCTTCTCGGCTTCCTTAGCTAGGTTGTTTTCTACATCCTTTGATTTAGCTAAACGAATGCACCACTTTTGCTCTTTGGCTTTTTCTTTTCCTAGGATAGCTTCTTGTGTTGCTTTCTTATTGGTTAGCTTAACCATCTTGTGAACCTTGTCCTTGAATGCCTTTAGCTCTTCTTTGACTAGGGTCTCATTGTTATGGTTCAGGGTGTCAATGTATGATTTGCGCTTTTCTTTGTTCTTGCTAACAGCTACTAGGAATTCGGTGATAGTCTCTTCACCTTGTGTTATTCCTCCGGCAGTGTTTAGTATATGCGCAATGTACTCACTGTCTGCCACTTGCTCACCGTTCTTTTTTGTTGCTTTAAAGTTATATGTAGTTTTCATAATGTTTTTTCCTTTGGTTATAGACGCGTCAAAATGCGCGACTTGTGAACATCTTAATTTATTTATTTTCATAAGTCAACAATTATTTTATTTAGTTTTTATTTTGTCTCTCAAATGTTGACACCGGTGTCAGGATTTTAAGTGTTCCTTAGGTGCAAAATATTCACACTCACACACACTTTTATTTCTCTTTTGTATCTTGTGTGTCATCGGTGCACTATAGGTAACACACGCGCGCGGTTATATGAGCACACGAGATTAACCCCCCGGGGAGCCTCATTTTGCCTCGCGTGATATATATTTAGGCTCACTCGCAGATTGGAGAGGATTCGAGTAAAATCTGTTGTTTACTAGAGAATTTCTACAGATGACTTGTGCGGGGAGGGACTTAAGTGACTTTATTTACTAGAGAACCTTGACTTCCATTGAAAAGTATGCTATACTATTACTATAGATTAAAAAAAAGATTCACCTAAAAAGGCTTCTCTTAGAAACAACCTTTTATTATCATTCTAATTTACCATTTTAGTTGAAACTATAGTATCACTAAGGAGTTAGGATGTCTAAAAAAAATAAAGGTTCACCCAACTTATACAAGGGTATGAAGAGTTTAAACCCTAACGGGAGACCTAAGGGCAGTGTCAACAAGTATACAGCCCTAAGTAGAGAGTTAATGTCTAATAGAGGACCAGAAATTGTCCAGAAAGTAATAGACTTAGCACTCGAAGGTGATAGGACTTGTCTTAAGATGTGTATGGATAGAATTATACCTACAACTAAGGCAGTAGAGTTTAGG